GCCAGGCCGGCGCGTCACGCCGCCGGTCGGTTGGATGAAGACATTGCGCAGGCGCCGCGCGCCATTCTCGAAGGCGCGCAGGTCCCCCCGGCCCAGAAGCTGGTCGCCGAGCTCGCCCGCTGTGAAACTGGTCTTGACGCTGCGGCCCATGGCCATGTCGTCACCCCCGCGCCATGATCAGTGGGAAATCCTGCAGCGCCTGCGCCGTATTCTGCTGGCTGTCTGTTCGCCGCGCGTTGCGCAGCTCCGCATCGGCCAGCCGGTGCAGCAATTCGGCGCGGGAGGTGCTTTCGGTCAGCGGAATACAGAACTCTGCCGCCAGCCGCGTTACCAACGCCGAAGCGAAGAAGGGCGGAAATTCGCTCTCCTCCGGCCGGAACACGTAGGTCAGCGTCACCTGCGCCGCATTGGTATGCAGCCGCTGCTCCTGCAGCCGGTACAGCAGGCCCCGCCCCGCCCCGCCACAGCCGGCCGACAGCACCCGCAGGAAATCGGCCGGCAGTTGGAAGGCGTGGCTGTAATCCGCATGCGGCACTTCCAGCAGGCGCGGCAGGTCCATCTGCCCCATGGCAAACGACCATGGGTGAGAGGACAGCATCGCATCGCGCACGGAGGGATACAGGTTGGCCGCCACCTCCGCCTCGGCAGTGCCTTCGTCGAAGGACGTGACGGGCTGCGCGCCGATCTTCAACAGCGCGCGCGAACAAAGGACGAGAGCGGAGAGCGCCATCGGAAAGCCTCCTGTGCAGCAGATGAGAGAAGTAAGGCCGGCCAGGGTTCCCCACTGGCCGGCCCATCGTCACGCCCCGAAGGCGCGCATCCGCATCAGGCCTCGAAGGCCCGCATCCGCACCACGCCGGTCTCGTCCACCAGCGCCGCGCCCTGGCTCATCATGTTGTTGACGAAGAAGGCGGCGCGGTCGCCGTGCCAGGTGATGTCGGTGGAGACTTCCTGCGCCACCGCATGGCCGATGGCGGTCTTGTGGTAGAAGTAGCAGAAGCGCAGGTTGCCGCTCTTGGTCAGGCCCGAATGCGGCATCCAGGTCGCGCCCAGCCAGCGCTTGGCCTGCGTGCCCTTCCACGGCAGGTCGGCATCGCCCACATACTGGGTGTTGGCGAACTCCTCGATCTGCAGCAGCTGGCTCCACTGCTTCCAACCGACGATGGCGAAGCGGTTGCCATCATCGGCCACGTCGGCGGCACCCAGCATCTCGAAGGCCAGCAGCACCTTGGCCTTGGTCAGCCCGTCCGTGTCGGTGGTGCCGGCACCAGTGCCCACGGCTTCCCGCGTGCCGGCATCCAGCGCGGAGATGATCAGCTCGTCGGTCTTGCGCCCCAGCGCATAGGCGCCGGCATTGGCCACCACAGCGCGCTCGTCGATATTGGTCTTCAGTTCGTCCAGACGGTCGATCCACTCGCCGGCATAATAATCCTGCAGGAAGCATTCGACATGCGAATGCGCCAGGTTCATCACCGGCACCGCGCCGTTGCGCGCCTTCGCCGCCGCCGTGCCGCGGCCGACGATCGGGAACACGGTGGAAGCGCCGCGCACGCTGCTCTTGCTGCGCACCGTCGGGCGCAGCTTGCTGCCCTGGCGCTGGTAGGCTTCATGCACCTCGGACTCGAACTGCTTCGCGAAAACCTGGTCAATGGTGGCAGACATGCGTGTCGTCCTTGCTGGATGAAGGAATGAGGGAAGCAGCCCGCACCGCCCGGCTTGTCCCATGCGGGGCCGGCGATGCAGGCACGCCAACGCGCCCGGCAAAGCGGGTTGAGCGTGGCGAAATCAGGGAACGGGCCGCCGGGGCGCTTCAGCGCCGCGCCGGCGGCCCCGCGGCAGGGCCGGTGTCCGGGCCCCTGCCGCGATAGGGTTCAGCCGTTGCCGAACAGGCGTTTGAAGCCGTCGCTCACGCGCTTGACGTATTCGGGCTCACGGCTGCGCCAATAGCGCGGGTCACGCATCATCTTGCGCAACGCCTGCTCGTCGACATTCTCGGCCGGCGCGGCCTCGCGTGCCAGGCTGGGCTCGCCCTTCGCCATCATGGCATGCAGCGCCAGCACGCCCTCGGCGGTGGTGGAAAGCGCGGAGAACACCTGCGGCGGCAGGTTCGCCTTGCCCCAGGCGGTAATCTGCGGCGCGATGCGGCGGAACTGCGCCTCGCCACCCAGCGATTCCGCCAGCTTCGCCACCTGCTTCTGTGCCTCGTAATCGGCCGCCGCCTCGGCGATCAGCGGCAGCAGCCGCTCGGCCGCCAGGTCGTACACCAACTGCACCTGGGTACAGCTGAAACCGGCCTCATGCAGCTTGCGGTTTACCTCGGCATCCGGGCCACACATCTCGTGCTTCGCCTCGATGCTGTATTCATCGGGCGAGTCCGGCACGCCGATGGCGCGGCGGAAGCGCAGCTTCTCCTCCTCCGGCGCATCCGGCGCCGGCGGCGCGAAGCGCTGGGACATGCGCTTCTCCAGCTCCTTATAGGATTTCAGCAGGGCATCGACGCGCAGCGCCTTCGCCTCGGCATCCCAGAACTTCTCCGGCACATCCTCCGGGCGAAGGGCAACGTCACCGCTTTGCGTTTCCGCAGCGGCTTCCAGCAGATTCTCGGACATGCGGTTCATCACTCCTCGATCGGGGTGGGGGTCAGAATCCCGGCCGGCGCGGCCAGCGCGCGGGCCAGGTGTCGGGTCGCCGCGGCGATGTCGATCTGCGCCGTGGCCTCAGCCCCCAGCGCCGACGCCGCCTGCAGGAACAGCAAGGTATTCGCCGCATCCGCCCTGCCCTGCACCCGGGCCAGGGGGGACTGGTAGGTCAGCCGCGCCTCCCGCCCGTCCAGCAGCATCGGCGGCACCTCGCCACGCCGGCGCAGGATGGAAAGGCAGCGCGCCACCAGCGGCGTCAGCAACTCGGCCTGCAACCGTCCGTAGGTCGCGCCCAGCAGGCGCGCGGTCTGGGCACTGCGTTCCAGCACCTCCGTCGCCGTCATGCGCGAATCCTGGGGCGAAGACAGACGGTCCGCCAGCAGCGCACCACGGATGCGCTGCCGCAGATCATCCAGCACCAACTGGGACACATCGAAATTGCCCGGCGCCGCCAGCGGCGTCAGGCCGGAGGAGCCCGGCGCTTTGGGAATGATCGCGCCCGGCGTCAGCCGCACCGTGGCGGGGTTCAGCACCCCGTCATCCTCGGCCTGCCAGATGCCCGTCGCGGCGATGGAGGCGTTCTTCAACACCAGCTCCACCACCTTGTTGGCGGTGCGGATATCCGGCAACGTTTTCATCACCGGGCCACGCCCGTAAGTCTCGCCGGGCGCCTTCAGCCAGCGGAAGGCGATGAACGGACTGTCCAGGAACCGGCCGGATGCCAGCGGCACCGCCCGGCCGTCATGGTCCAGCACCGCCATGAAGCCGCAGCCGCCATGCCCGTCCGGCCACACGGCCTCGACGACGCGCATCCGCGCCGTCGCCTCATCCACCCGCGGCTCCAGCCCCGCCGGCAGCACGGCGGCGGGGTAGCGGCGCTGGATACCCGCCGCATCCAGCATGTTGGCGCGGTAGATCGTATCCAGCCGCCCGCCGGCGCCCTCCTCCAGCACCGCCTGGTTCAGCGGCACGGCGGTGAAGCGCAGCGCGCTGGTCTCGCCGGCCGGCGCCTCCTCCACCAGCAGCACCCCCGTCCCGGCGACCACCAGGTCCAGGAACGCCTGGTGCATCTCGGACGCGAAGTTGGAGCGGTCGAAATGCCCCTGCAGCACCTCCGTCGCCTCTTCCAGCGCGGCGGCGGCGGCGGCCGCATCCGGCCCTTCGGCCAGCGCCCGGCTCGGCGCTAGGCCGAACCAGCGGGACCACGGCGGCGTCAGTTCGGCCAGCAGGCTGGCGGAAAGCTGCTCCGCCGCGTCGGCGGCCGTCGCGTCGTACAGCATCGGCCCGCCGGCGCCCGGCGTCTGCGCCAGCACATGGTCGTAGCACTCGCGCCAGACACTTTCCCACGGCCGCCGGCGCTCCAGCGCCGCGTCGTAGCGCGCCAGCACCGTCTCCGGCGTCATATCCTGCGATCGCATCCGCTCATTCCCCCAGCAAGGTCTTGCGGGCACTCGCCACCGCCCGCGGTGCCGCCTCCAGCACCCCGCGGTCGGAAGTGGCGACGGTCCCGGCCAGGCCGCGTCGGCCGCGATCCTGGTTCTCCAGCCGCGCCGTCTGCGCGGCGGCGGCCACAGTGGCGGGCGTCGCGGCCGGCGTGGCCACCGGCTCGGCAGCGGTCACCACCGTCGGCTTCGGGGCTTTGAACATCCCACCCATGCGCGTGCGGGCTCCTCTGGACTGTCAGCGATGAAAGGGTGCGCAACCCGCCCGATCGGCAGCCTCAAAAAGCCACGGGCCCGGCCGAGAAGATCTCGGCGCGGGCCCGTGCAGTCTTGGGGGGATCGGGAGGAAGGTCAGCGAACGCAACTCGCCCGTTGACGAGACCGGTTCTAGGGGAATAAATTCCCCTCGTCAACGTTTATTTTCCTATTAACCAGCTTTTTCTCTAGCGCCCGGTATAGCCCACGTGGCGTCATGGCGAACGGCGCCCCCTGCCCCAACAGTGCCCGGCACACCGCGACGCAGGAATAGGGGGAGAACGCCGGCACCACGCCGCAATGCGGTGCCCCCGGCTCGAACGGCCCCAGCACCGTCAGGCCCGCGCGCCGGTAGAAGCCGGGCAGGTCGAAGCCCGGCACCAGCACCGGCCGCGCCACCAGCAGGCGGCCCGAAAGCGGCTCCACCACCGTCCAGCCCTGCGCGTCCTCCACCGCGGCGAAGCAGTGGCGGAAGCCGGGCTGCAACAGCCGCAGCCACAACCGGTCCGCCCGCCCACCGAAGCCGATCCATACGCGCTGCGCGCCCTCCGCCAATGCATGGCGGTGGGAGGGCCGAACGGACGACGCCGCCCCCCCTTCCGGGGAGGCGGCGCCACGCTGCCGCGCCACGGCGCGTACCCGCCCGCGCCCAATGGGCACGGGCATGTCTCCAGTCCGCCACGCGGTCCTTGCCGTCGCCGCCCGCTTCACTCGCCGCCTCCCACCGCGCTGCGCGCCGCCAGCTCCACCACCTGCGCCATGCCGCCCAGCGGCGCCTCGCCCGCCACAATGCCCTTCATGCGCAACGGCCAGTCCAGCCGCTGCATCGCCTCGTTCCAGATGCGCCAGTCATTCCGCTCGCTCAGCTGGCGCGGGTCGGGCGCCATGCCCCGCTCCCCCCACAGCCGCATGATCCGCGCATGCACCAGGTCGATCCGCCGCTGGCGGTACAGCCGGTCCAGGCACTTCACGACGTCATCGGGCTCGCAGGGGCGCTGCTTGCTGCCGGCACCCGCGACGATACGCGCGCCCTCATGGCGCGCGACCAGGGCGGTCAT